CTACGCTTTGTTGAGCACGGCCAGCAGCACGGCGGCGCCGACTTGCTGGCTTACCGCGCCGGCATCAAATTTCCCGTCCGCGACGTACTTGCCGCGCGTGTAGTGGTTGCTCATGCTCCAGAGGTACGGGGAGAGGATGTTGGTGTGGCGGAAGTAGCCCCAGCCGTTGTATTTTTCGAGGCGGTAGAGGGTGGCTTCGGTGGTCCAGTCGGATTGGTGGAGAAAGCCGTCGTGGTCGAGAGCGTCTAGGGCGGAGACTTCCCAGGTGAAGGGCGGGTTGCCATTTGCCGGCCGGCCTTTGGGGACTTGGACGGTGCGGGCACGGAGGCTGTCGCCGTTGTGGATGTGTTTGGCGAAGTCGCAATCGCATTCCATGTTGTGGAGGATTCCAACGACGCGCCAGGGGACGCCGGTTTTGGCTTCGATGGCGGTGTATTGGGTGCGGCCGCGCGTGATTTTTGCGACGGCGGAGGCGATGGCGGGGGCGGTGCCAATGCGCATGGTGTCCCACAGGTTGCGGTACCAGGCGCGCATGGCGGGCGTCAGGTCGGTGCCGGCCGGCTTGGCGGGGGCGGCGGGGAAGGTGCGGTCGCCCCAGCTTTCGAGGGCGGCGAGTGTTTTGGGGCCGGGGTCGCCGTCGACGCCGTCGCGGTTGGCGCCGGTGGTGCCGAGGTTGACGCCGAGGCCGCGCAGGTAGGTTTGGGCGGCGCGCACGGTGAGGTCGCGTTGGCGTGGGGTTAGCGTATCCATTCGGCGTTCTCCTTTTGCGTGCTGGCTTCGAGCTGCATAGATAATTGGGTGGCATGGGTTTGCGCGGCATTGGCGCGGCGGTGGGGAGCGGCGACAAAGGAGGCGCGGCGGATTCCGGTGCGGGGCGTGCCGGATTTGGTGAGCGAGCCGTAAGCGTGCTGCGGAAGGATCTGGTCGAGAACGCTTTGCGCCTGCTTTAGCTCGCGATCCAGCTCGAGAACCATGTGTGCGAAGTCGGTGCGCGTGAGCTGCATGGCGTGCAGGCGGGTGCGCATCTGGTGGAAGGCGCGGGAAAGTGCGACTTTGAAGCGGAGCACGGGCTCCGAGTTGCGGAAGAGTGTGATGAGGGCGGTCGCCTGCGGTTCGGTGAGAAGCGCGAACTTAGCGTGCTTCTCTCCTCGCTCGCCCTCGCGTCTCACTGATGCGATTTCAAATCGCACCAGTCCTAACTGGCTTTCGATGAGGGCCTTGTGCTCGGTCAGCAGGCGGTACGCGCTGCGGTGGTCGACATCGCAATGCTGCGCGATCACGCGCGAATCCACGGTCAGATCCGGGTTGATCGGAATCGTAAGGTCACTCATTACTTCACCTCCTGATCAACCGAAAACGAGCCGTCTTCCTTGCCGTTGTCGGCGATGTCGCCGGCGCGGTTGACGGTATCCTTGACGAGGGACGCGGCCATGAAGACGAGGGTGGCGGCTCCGGCGTATTTGGCGGGCAGGACGTCGGCGTAGACGGACAGGCCGGCGATGAACGCGGCGGCTTTGCCGATGTAGGAGAGCACTTTGAGGGTCATGCACCGGCGGCGGAGTCAACGGCGCGCCGCCGATGTGCTTACGGCTGCACTTCGGATTGCAGCGTTGCGGCATCCGCCTGCGACATCCGCCGGCGATGTACTTGCGGCGGTACGTCAGGCTTGCGCCGTTGCGGTGGCGGACGCGACGGCCGTGGCCGTGCCGGCAAGCCGGTCGCGGGCGATGGCGGCGTACTCTTCGGTCATTTCTACGCCGATGCTGTGCATGCCCATGGCGCGGGCGGCGACGAGGGTGGTGCCGGAGCCGGCAAAAGGATCGAGCACTGTGGAGCCGGCGGGGAGGATGTCGAGTAGTCGCTTCATCAGCTCGACGGGCTTGCCGGTGATGTGGAGCTTTTCGCGCGAGTGCACGCTTTCGCGAAAGCAGCCGGGCATGCAGATGCGGCGGGTGCGGGCCTGGTCGCCCATCGGGCCGTTGCTGGCGGTAATGACGTACTCGCATTGGGCGCGGAAAAAGCCCATTTGCGGGCGCACGCCTTCGGTTTTGTCCCAGGGCACGATGCCGCGCCAGATCCAGCCGCCCACCTGCACGGCGTCGGTCATGCTCGGCAGCTGGCGCCAGTCGATAAACGAGAGCAGCACGCCGCCGGGGCGGGTGACGCGCAGGCATTCGGCCAGCCACAGGCTTGCCCACAGGGTAAAGCTGCGCTGGTCGCGGTTGTCGCCGCAAAATTCCGGCCGCTGCACTTTGGTGCCGGTCAGCACGTATTTGCTGGAGGTGGGCGCCTGGCGAGCGCTCATCGTCATGCCGCCGGAGCTGTACGGCGGATCGGTAACCACGGCATCGACGCTGGCGGTGGGGAGGGCTTGCAGGATGCGGAGCGAGTCGCCTTGGTAAAGCGTGGTAGTCGCGTCGCTCCAGAACGGGGATGGCAATGTCATGCCACCGGCGTGGAGTCAAAGAAAGATTGGATCTCTTACTTATTCACGGCGATACACTTTGATTCGTTCCGTATCGCGGCGAATCGCCGCGCATCGCCCGAGGCACTTCTAAAGTCAACGCGAGATCACCACACTCGCCGCCGCCACGGCCGCGACTCGCACGGCAACGCCGGCGGCTTCGATGGCGATGGCGCGCACGCGCCGGCGCTCGGCATCGGAGAGCGAGGCGCACGACGAGCACAGGCAGGCGATGAGCACGGCAACCACGGCGGCGCGGATCATTTCCGTCCCCGGATCTCGGCGGTGAGCGCATCAATCGACGCGGCAACCTTTTGACTCACCTCGGCCTGGCGGACGAACGCGGCGAGCACCCGCTCGTTCTGCGCACGGACGTCGCCGTAGACCAGGTGGAGTGCGAAAAGCGTGACGGCCAGGAAGGCAGCCGGCATGCCGTAGCGGTCGAGCACGCGGAGGAAAATGTTGGATTCGGGAATCTTGGGAGGCATGAGCGAAGGTAGGGAGTCAACCGGGCAAACCGATTGCGACTGGTCGGACGTCAGATAATGGCTTCGTAAAGCAGTTGCGCCTGCTCGGTGTAGAGCGTAAGCGCCACAATCAGCGACGCGCGGTCGGGGAGATCGACACCGCCTTGCATGGTGCTGATGCGATAAGGGCGGTCGGGCATCTCGAGGTCTGCGGCGGATCGCAATTGCCCCAGCAGCACGCCGTAGTTCAGGTAGTCGCTTTCCCCTCTGCACCACAGCTGCAGCGGGCCGACGTCGCTGGCCACGGTTATGCCGGCGGCGGCTACGGCGGCGCGCGCCAGGCGGATGGCTTCCAACCGCGCTTCCTCGATCGGGTCGACTTCGGGCGGTTCGGGCTCAGGCGGGTTAACCGGCTCGAAATGGGCGATATCCGCCAGGATGTCGGCGTATGGAAGCGACGGTGCGGCCTGCGGATAGGCATTGCGGCCATCGCTCCATTCCTCAACGCCGGGCGCGATCACTCCATAGCTACGGTGCACCATACCAGCGGGCAACGAAACGTCGTAGCGTTGCCGCACAGAGGCTTCCGTGTAGCCGATATCCTCGATCCAGACAATGCCTTCAGATTGTCGAAACGTCATAACCGTATGATGTAGTTGAGGATAAGCGAAGGTTGCGTGTTGGTGTGGGCCTGGTCACCGCCGGCGCTCCCTGTGTTTACGGGGGCCGTCCACGTAAAGGTTGAGCCGCTGGCAAATCCTGCGCCGGGGTCAACTCGCCCCGTGGTGTGCGGGTGCGAGGCAAGTTGCGCCACCGTAAGCACATGCGTTTGCGCGCCACCGCCCGCACCAAGCGTTGTGCCAGTGAGGCCGGCACCGCCCGCCGTCATGCGGTTGGCGGGCGCGCCGCCCATGTCATCTTTGCCGACGGGAACGCGGCCGCGCAGGTCTGGCAGCGAGATGCGTTTATGGGCAATCCAGTCAGCGTTAGCGGAGGCGCCGCGCGTGCTGGCACCGCCAGCGCTTGTATAGATTGGCGCTGTCGCGTTGGTCCAATCCGCCCAAAGCAGCGCAAAAAGTGCTGCGCAATCCGCATGGGCTCGCTCCGTTCCGCCGCCGCTGCCATCGCTGATGGTGCGACCGCTTGCCATGACGTAGCCGGCCGGCGCGGTCGCGCGGATCGTCGCGAGAATGTCGCCAGTTTGGCCGGTGGCATCCGCGCCAGCCGGGCCGGTGGCGCCGGGCGCTCCGTCCTCCCCGTCCGCACCGGGCGGGCCGGGCGGACCGGGTTCGCCTTGCGGGCCGGCCGGGCCAGTGGCGCCGGGCGCACCATCTTCCCCCTCCGCTCCGGGCGGGCCGGGCTCGCCCTGCGGGCCAGCCGGGCCGGTGGCGCCGGGCGCACCATCTTCCCCGTCCGCTCCGGGCGGGCCGGGCTCGCCTTGCGGGCCGGCCGGGCCGGTGGCTCCGGGCGCGCCATCCTCCCCGTCCGCACCGGGCGGGCCGGGCGGGCCGGGCTCGCCCTGCGGGCCAGCCGGGCCGGTGGCGCCGGGCGCACCATCTTCCCCGTCCGCTCCGGGCGGGCCGGGCTCGCCTTGCGGGCCGGCCGGGCCGGTGGCTCCGGGCGCGCCATCCTCCCCGTCCGCACCGGGCGGGCCGGGCGGGCCGGGCTCGCCTTGCGGACCGGCTGGGCCAGTGGCTCCGGGCGCGCCATCCTCCCCGTCCGCACCGGGCGGGCCGGGCGGACCGGGTTCGCCCTGTGGGCCTTGAATGACGTCGATCGGGGTGGGGAAGCTCTCCGCGCCAAGGATAACGGCGTTGTGAATGCGGAAAGCGATCGGACCGGTTTTGACGGGCGTGCCCAGCTCGTTGACATGAACTTCCAGGTGCGTATCGACGTGTGGCGCGCCGCCGGCAAAAAGGGCGCCCAACTCGGCGCCGTCGAGAGGGAGGGCGAAGCGGTAACGCATGCCGGCGGTATCGATCGAGGGCGTCGAGGAGAACGCAAGGAATTGGTCGGTATCGAATCGCGCCTTGACGCCGAGCTTAACGGCCGCGCCAGGGTCGAGCAGCACGGGCGCCTCGGGGGCGCCGGCGTGGAACACGACGTCCAGCAAAAGCCACGCCTGGCGTTTGGCTTCCAGCCGGTTCGGCGCGACGTTGAGGGCGTTGGTTTTGTCGACGTGAATTTGCATGCGATGGGAGCGGGCGGCAGCGGACGTTACTCCGTGATGACGCGGTTCTGAACAATGAGCCGAAAGGTCGGCGTCTTGTAGATACATCCGCCCTCGCGCCATTCGATTTCCGCAACAAAAGTCAGCTCCGGCTGGTCGGTAAACCGGGCGATGAGGCTGGGGTCATCGACGTTCACGATAAACGTGTAGACGCCGGCAGAAGCGCCAGGCGTCCAACTCGGCGTGTCGAGCGAATAGGTGGCATCAACTAATGCCGACTTGGCAGCAAGCCTGCCGGTGGCGTCGGACTTCAGCGCGACAGGCCGGCCGCCCTCGGTAAAGACGAGATCCAGGCGGATGCGCGTGCCAAGCTTCACGCGCACTTCGGTGGTCAGCAGCTCCGCTGATGAGCGATCGATATACAGCTTCACGCCGTGCGGTCGGAGTCAACCATCTGGCGTCGCTTATCGCAGCACGGATAGTTGCGATTTTTATAGTGAATCATCTTTTTCGCAAACGCCTTTGCTTCCTTAGACGGAAGCCGATCATGTGTGTATCCCTTCGGGCAAATATCAAAACTTGCGCGCTCACGCTCAGCAATGCCTTTTGTTTCAAGCAGTGTGCGGCGATGTATCCCCCCGCGAATGCATATAGCGCAATAGGTTAGTGTATCGCAAACACCATTCATAAATTACCAGTATATATGGACGTAAAGCGATGATCCGAGAACTCCGAACTCCAGGCTTTCCGATGTGCACGCCGTTGTTATCTCGCTAATATGGCCATGAGATTCAAAATCAACGATATGATCGCCTAAATAAAAGTAAGAAACGCGCAATATAGCGCTACCGTTACAGCAACGCAGTTGAATGGCGAACTGTTCGTCGCCAGTATCGAAATTGGCCACGTGATCATGATAGCGCCCCGTTCCTGCGTTACATTCTCCGGGATCTTCTTCAGTTGGCGGATCGGGAGGAACATATGTAAGGAAACTACTGTAAGAAAGAAATGAGTCGGCCGTTTCCACAAAGAAGCCGACGCCAGAGACGTGCGGCGGGCACGCGCAGCCTGATTCGCATTTGCACGGCCAATCTTCTGGAACCATAGATGCCGGCTGCATGAGATAGTTGGGCATGGCGATGTCTATTCAATCAATGCAAGTACCGTACGTGTAACAGGGTCCATGCCTTCACCTGGGCAATAGGTAATGGTGATATGTTCGTAGCCGGGCGGCGGCTCGGGCGCTGTTCCGGCTTCGCCTGTGGACGTTTCCTCGGTGCCTTCGGTGTCGGGGTTGAGATCAAGCGCCACTTCATCGCCGGCAAAGACAAACTGGCCACGCCCGTTAATGATTTTGGCGTTGCGCCACATGTTGAGTTCATCAACGATTTCGTTAATGGCCTCTTCATGCATAGGCGTGCGCTCAGTGTCGCCGGCAATAAAGCGCTTGATCTTACCGCCCGTGCCTTTATTGCCTTTGCTCATGTATTGCGCTTGTAGTTGCCGGGCTTTACCTGAATGCGAATGCGTTCGTAGATCTGCCCCATCCAGCGTTCTACCGTATCCACTTCCGCATTGATATAGCCGCCCTGCATTACAAGGTTGTAGAAGCCGGCAACGTCAAAACGACCGTTACGCATGAACTCCAAAGACGGATCAAACGCATCTTCCTTTTCAATGTCATCAGGTGTAACAATGCCACTGGTTACATTCAGAAGGAAGTAATCATAAATAGTGCGACTCGCTACAATCGGCGAGATGCGCGTTTTGCTGGTGCTTGCCCGCTTTATAGATAGGGAAGGTTGGCCGGCATACTGCGGACCGTCAAACAGCGCGTCGACGGTGAGCATGCCGTCCGCCACGGCGATAACCGTGCAGCCTTTGCCCTCGTCCGGCGGATAGAAAAACGAGTTGCCCACGGTGGGCAGGCCGTTGCCGATGTTCCAGCTGGACGCAAACGCGCGGAAGCGCTTCGTGCCGATGACAACCTGGTCGCCGGGCAGGAAGTCGCCGGCTGGCGTAAAGCGCGTGGTCGATTCGGTCGGGTTGCTTTCCCAGGTGACGCTGCGCCAGTTCGTTTGCTCCGGCCGGGACGAGCCGCCGCCCACCGCTTCCGGCAATTGCCAGATCTTTTTGCCGTACTCAATGCGCTGCGGCGGGATCTTTGCCCAGGTGCGCGTAAAGCGGCCGATGCCGAGTCCGGCGTCCTCCAGTGGGGAGTCGCTGCAGAAGTAGTGGTCCGTGCGGACCGGATGCGTGCTGGTGAAGCCGGGGCGCTCGTACGAATCGAATCGCTGCAGGTAAATCTGCCGAATAATCGTCGCCTCGGGATAGTCCTCGAAGGGATATTCGGTAAGCAACGCCCCCTGCGGCCGGGGCGCGGTAAAGTCTCCATCGTATCGCGGCATGACGCCGAGGGGCGGGAGTCAATCGCCCGCTCCCACGACGCCAGCGGCTCAACCCATCAGCCCCGCCGAGGCACCGCGCCCCGCACTCGCCTTGCCGGCGCCGCCCCCGGGCTTCACGGCAAACATGCCTGCTGTATTATCGGCGATGGTGGCCAGCTCCTTTTCGGACTTCTCCAGCGCCTCCTTCATGGCGCGTTTGGGATCATCGATCAGGCCGCGATCCATCAGCTTTTGCCGGAGAGCCTTCGCCCGCTCCGCCGCCCGCGCGCCAAACTGTGTGTTGACGTTGTTGCGGGCTTCGGCTTCATACTTAAGCAGGCGTTTTGCTTCAAAGCCGGCCTGCCCGCCGCTATTGGCAATGTCCTGCACGCTGTAGCTCATCTTACCTTGCTCGGCTATCGCCTTTTTCTTGCTGGCGACATCCTCACTTGCTTTCGCAAGCTTTTCCATGTGCTCCTGTTCTTCCTCCTGAGCTTTGCGCGTTTGTTCAACCAGCTTGGCTTCCAGTTCCACCCGCTTCTCATAGGCGGATACCCAGGCGGTGCCGCCTTTGTCCCGAAGTGCGTTCTCCTCGGCGACCAGCTGATTAAACTCCGCCTGCAGCACCTTCAGCGCCACGGCGGCGGACAGCTTGTCGAGCTCATGTTGCCGCTCCTTCTCCGCAATGTCGCGCTCCTTTTCTTCTATTCGCTCTATCTCTTTGAGGGTATCGGCCTGCTTTTTCTCCTGCTCTTCCTTCTGCTTTTTGGCCAGGGCCGTGCGTAGTTTATCCGCATCCCACTCCGCCTGCTTCAGCTTTTCGTAGTAGGATAGCGTTTGTGCTGTATCTTTACCGCCGGCGGCTTCACGCGCCTGTGTGTATTGCGCATAGGCATCGGCACGGCGTTTCTCTATAGCTTCCAGCTTTTGTTCATCGGTAAGCAAATCCTCCTTTGCCTTCGCTTCCTTATCGGCAATCTCCTGCCTTTTCTTCGCCACTGCCGCTTCGGCAGCCATGGCACGCTGCGCTTTGTTGTCGTCTTCCTTATTTTTGGCGGCTTCCTTCGCCTCGGGCGACTTCTCACCGCTCCAGGCGCGCGACATGCTTTCCGCCGTCTTGCGCTGCGATTCCTCCAACATGCGGTGCCCTTCCTGCATGGCTTTCACCGCGCGTTCGGACGTGCCGAAGATGCTCTCGTACAACGCGATACCGAGCGTGGTGATGGAAATCACCGCCTGATCGGCAAAACCCTTCACCCCCTGAAAGAACGTGGCGACATACGGCTTTACCGTCACAAACGCGTCCGCCAGGCCGGTGGAAATGGTGTCGCTGAGGTGCGCAAAGCCCTGCTGCAGCTCCATCACGGAGTCGATCGACTCCTGGTCGATGCCCTTCGGCATCGGCGCACTCTCCAGACTTTGCAGGATGGGATAGAGCTTGATGCCGCTTTCGCCAAACAGCGCCATGGCGTCGGTGGTGTCGATCGCGGACGCCTTCAGCCGCTTGAAAACGTCGTCCGTCTTCATGTTGGCCAGGTCCTTTTGCGAGATGCCAACCTTCGCAAACACGTCCAGCAAATCGGTATTGCCGGCCACTGCGTCGGCAATCTTGCTGGCAAACTCCTCCAGCCCTTCGCCCATCTCGTCAAAGCCCATGCCGTTTTGCCGCGCCAACTCGCGCAGCTGGGCGAGGCCCTGGCCGGTGGCGTTAAGCTTCAGAGCCATATTGCCCAGCTCGGTAGTCAGCTCAAACGCATTGGTAACCATGTCCGCCAGCCCACCGATGCCGGCCATGTTGAGCATCGACTTTTCGATGGTGTTGCCGAGGTCCTGCGCTTCGTTCTTCGCCAGGGCAATGCCCTTCTTGAAGTCGGTAATGTTGAGGCCGAGGAGTGCGGAGATGGCGGACATAATCAGGAAGTCGGCGAAGGCTGCGGGGTGCCGGAGTCGGCGGAGTCGGCGGCGGGCGCCGGCTTATGCTGCTGGTTAAGAGCGTTGGTCCACGCCACTGCCGCCAGGTCGGAAAACCGGTTGATAAAGCTCACCTCATCGAGCGAAGTGCGGGTGATGATGCACCGCAAATATTGGTAAAGCCGCACATAGGGCAGGCCGAGAATGTACTGCTCGGTCCATCCGTACTCATGGCCGAAAATGTCGACCAGCTCCGCCACGTTGGAGTAAAAAGCCGTGTGCTCGCCGGGCGCATTCGCGTCCGCCGAGGCCGACGGCGGGCGATCCATAAAGGATTCTTCCAGGTATTGATGGACGGCGCGGAACGCCTCCATAAACGCCTGCGGTTGCAACAGATGGAGATGCGCGCCAATGAACCGCTGGCGATCCTCCTCGCCGTCTCCCCAAGCGGCCGTGTCGCGGATGATCCACAGGAACTGCAGCAACTCCTCCTCCCGCACGTCGCCGCCCAGCACAAACGGCGACTCCGCATACAGCGCCCGCAACATGTGCATGGGCGTGAAGAGGCGGACGCGAATACCGTTGGCCAGCGTGGTGCGGTCGTCGCACAGGAAAGCCGTCTCGCGCAGGGTCAACTCGCGCGCGACGGCTTCCTTGTATCCGGCGGATTCGGACAGACGGAACGACATTGCTATTTTTTACGTGTTGTACTTTTTATCGATAGCAACTTCGACCATCTTCAGCCCTGCTTTCTCCAGCTGCAGGCCGACGTTGGTAATGTAGAAAACCTCCTCGCCGATCGCTGCATCGAGCTCGATCGTCGTCTCGTCGCCGTTCTGCGGGGCGCGTGCGTTGCCCCACTTGAGGGTTGCTGTGCCGGTCACAAAGTCATCGTCGACAACCTTGCCGTCCGGCCGGTTGAGATGGTCGCGAGACTCGATCTTGAACGTGGGCCGGTTGATTTTGACGTTATCCGCCACGTAAGTTGCGACTCCGGCGGGACCGGTGAAAGTCAGCGCCATGGAGCCGTAGTTCAGCGAGCCGTCATTCTTCAGTGCCATATGTGTAAATACTTAGTGATGAAAGTGTTGGGGGGTACTGGAACCAAGCCGGTTTACTGCGAGCCAAGAATGAGCACGTCCACGGTCACCGAGGCGGACGCGTGCTGGTTGGCGATCTTCAGCAGGTGGTCGGTGCTATCCGTCACCGCCTTGCCGGCGCGCGAAAACCAGATGAACGGCGTCCCGGCCTCCACGTCGGCAATCTTCACCGTGTCGCTACCGTTAATGCCCTGCCACGCCGCCGCACTCCCCTCGGCGCCCAGCGTCACCTTCGCGGTCGGCTCGGTCGACTTCACCTGCACGACTATGCCCTTCACGTAATCCAGCTCGTACGGCCGGCCAAGAGCGTCCTCCACGGTCGGACCGCCAAAGTCGAACAGGTCGATAACCTCGTCCGGCGTACCGCCGCCCGTGCCGGTGAGCGTGTACGTTTTGCGAAACGCCCGGTTGATCTGTCCAATCCCCGTGCCTGCGGAAAAGCCCATGGCAGCCAGCACCAGGTCGACGTTGATCTTGCCGCTAACGCCATCGCCGCTCGGCACGGCGGGCGAGTTAAGAGTGATCGAAGGGAAATTGAAAGTTACGGAACTCATTTCCCCAGCGGCCGGAGTCAACCAAACGGGCCGCTACGCCGGCAATTGCTGTGGCCAGGCTTCCGGCCGAATCTGCACAATAAGCTGGTACGGCATCATCACGGTGTCGCGTTCCAGCTCCGGGTCGGCGTCATGCGTAGGCTTTTGGCTCACGCACCGCACTATATTATGGTAAGGCAACAGCTCCGGATTCGCGCGGGCGATGTAGGGCACACGCTGCATGATCTCGCGGATCTCTCCCTTAATCTTCCGCAGTTGCGGCTGGTTGCGTCGGCTGGTGACGGTCACCAGGTCGACGTCTACGGCGGCGGTGGCGTAATATTCGATGCCGGCCGGGTGGAGGAAGCTGTCTTCCTGCTCGGAGTCCGCCGCGACAGCCGCAATGCACAGGCGCGGCTCGACCATGCGCGTGTCGTGGTCGGTGCTCATCGTGTAGACGTTCGGGAAGCCGCGCTGCTGGAAGACAGCTTTCAGGCATGATTCGATGTACTCCTCGAACTGGAAAAGGATGTCGGCGGAAGGGGCGGGAGTGGTCATGCTTATGCTTTGAGGGAGGCTTTGCGGGCGGCGGCTTCCAGGATTTTCGCGACACGCTTCTCGGTGCCGGAGGCCTGGCGGTCGAGCGCCCATTGGATGCGACGCTGCAAGTCGCTGATGTGCTGCGCGTAACGCACGGCGTTGGTAATGCGGATGGTCAGACTCGGCTCACGCAACTCCAGCACAATAGAGCCGCGCCCGGCGCCATGGCGCGTTACCCAGGCGGGCAGGTTCACGCCCAGCTTCTCCGCCGCCGCATTCCAGCCGGAGGCCAGTTTGCCGACGCGCGCCTGCTCGATTTTGATGTATTTTTTCAGGCCGTCCAGCACCAGCACTCGCTGCCGCGTGCCCTGCGGTACAACGCCGCGCGAGTTCCGAGCGGCGCGGTGGTAGGCCGGATTCGGCTCCAGCTCCACCTGCATGCCGGCAAACTCCGGAATGTGCGGCACAATCTCCCGCAGCCGCGCCAGGTCGCGCTCGCGGATCGCCTTCTTTATCTCCGGCGAGTGCCATTTCTCGTGGCGCAATTCCCGGAACACGCGGTTCACGTCCGTCGCCACATGAGCCGCACCGCGCCGGCGCGCCGCCGGGCCGGTCACCCCGCCGCCGCCCGGCGGCGTGATAAGCACCACCTGCTTGATAAAGCCTTTCGCCATCTCCTTCAGCAGCTCCGAGAGATCGCGCCACGTCGCGCCATAAAGCGCCAAAAGGGCCTTCTCGAATGCGCGAGTGTCGAGGCGAAATTCCAGAGAATCAGACATTTGCGGAGTAGGAGAGACATGCAATGTCCCTGCCGTTACTAGGGACATTTCATGTCGCAGGGACACGCGATGTCCCTACTCAAACGGAAGCTTTACCGAGAGCACAAGCGCCGGATATCCCGCGCGGTCGCCGATGCGGATGATGCGGAACACGTTGCCCTGAAACTCAATGCGGTCGCCAATGGCTGGCGGATCAAAGGCAACGGCGGTCCGGGCAACCTTCACCACGAAATCGCACGCCTCGCCGATGCCGCCGATATCCAGCGCCAGCGCCATGGCCGGCGTGGTAACCAAGGCGGAAACCGACTGCCCTTTATACAGCACCGCCTCGCCGATATCGGTAAGGATCTCGGCAAGGTCGGCTGCTTTCTCGTCTCGAAGGGACATGGCGCGCTATTGGCAAGACTCGCACGCGGCGGTCGAGCCATCGTAAGCCGTAGAGCACGCAAGGAAATCGGGCTCCGGTGCGGCGGTCGCCGGCGCGATCGCCGTCACCTCCATTACGGCGACGCCCGCACTCGCCCCGACACCGGAGCCGCTGCATGCTCCCAGGGCGTGCGCGGGCTCCGGAGTGTAGAGGGAGGCGTTGTGCGTATGCACGGGCAAGTCGGCAACCGAGAGCGTGACAACTTGCGGTGCGTCCGGCGAGACGTGCGGGACGGCAAACGTGATCGGCGGCGTGCCGGGGAACGGAAACGTCGAGGCGGCGGCGGGGCCGGCATCGTCGTCGCCACCACGGCACGGGCGCCTACGGTTCTTGCTCTCGCAGGCGCGCCGCACGTCCGCGACGTCGAATTCATAACGCGGCACGTAGGTCGGGGGCGAATAGGTCGGGACGAACGGCGTCGGGTGGAGCCGATGATTGCGTGTGGCGTCACGGTAAAGCTGCCAAAGGATGGCGCCGGCGGCGAGGGCAACGATGGAAACGATGAAGTAGAACATGGCGTTGAAAGGAGTGACAGGGTGTCGGTTCAAGTGGACACCCTCTATTGTGTGGGTTGTCGGAGGTTAGTCGCCCTGCACAAAGTCGCCGGCCAGAGCGTTGATTTTGCAGGCTGACGTGCCGGTAAGCTCGGCCCACAAGGCGCGGCCGGTTTCTCCGCAGAAGAAGCCGGAGCCGCTGGCGTTCACTTCCTTCGTCGCCGCGCCGATCGGAATTGCGCCCAGCACCGAACCTCGCTTGATGAGCATGTCGCCGGGGACGAGCGTGGCGGATAAATTGCCGGTCATTGTTACGGTAGTAGCGTCGACGCTGGAGACGGTCATGCGATAGAACGTCTTTGAGCTGTCGTCGTAGACCAGAACGATATCGCCATTGGCAAAGTTGCCAGTGCCGGGCGCGTTGACGACCGCTTGGCCGGACGCCGACTCTGCCGTTACCAGCACAGGCGCGGCGGCGCCGTAGAAAGTGACGGCAGACGCGGCAAGATCCGAGGTGGCGTTGAGATACTGCGCGCGATGGCGCTGGCGGGTGTCGCGCGGGAGATGGGCGAGCCACGACAGCGTGGTGCCGGTGCTGCCGTTGAGGGCGAAAGGGGCGATGGGAGGCATGCGGTGAAGAGGGAAAAGAGAGATGGGTGGCGGAAGGTGGCGGGCGAGAGAGTTGACGGAAGGTTAAAGCGCCGCCGGGCCGTACAGCGCGGAGCTGCCCGGCGGCGCGGCCGTCTTAGGGCCGGACGATACGAAGCAGACCTTCAGGAATGCCGTGGGTGCGGCCATAGAGGCACTCGACCGTGACGAATACGCGGTTGCTGCGCGTCTCGGAGTGGCGGAGGTAGCCGAACGTGAGGCCGGTTTCCGGGTCGGTAACCGCGCCGGCTTCCTGATAGTCCGCCACGGGCACCATGTAGCGGTTGCAGATGGCGATGGCCGAGGGAACCGCCGCAAAGCCCTTAAGCTTTTCGCCGTTCTCGGGAATGACGATCGACGGGAAGACATCGAAGCCGGCGATCTGCTTGATCTTGGCCTCGCGCACCGTGCCGCCGGAGATGGTGACGTCCGGGCTCTTGGCAACCACGTCGTCGACCAGCAGGTTCGAGTAGTACGTGTCGTCGATCCACAGGCCTCGACCGTCTTCCGGCATCTTCACGGCATCGGCGTTGCACGCGGCGCGCACGTCAACCATCTTGGCGTAGGTCATGGCGGACGCGGCCAGCGCGGGAATCGCGGTGCCGTAGATATTGGCCTTCACCACGCCCAGGATATCGACGTACACGTCCTCCGCGAGGCGCCGCACGGCGGCTTCCACCAGGTCGCCCATGATGTCCACCGACGTCGAGTTGTACTCGGTCGCCGTCATGTGCACCGTCTGGAATTTGTGCCGGTCGAGCGGCACGGTGCGGGCGTCGGCGGTGCGGTCGATATTCACCAGGTAGTCGCCGGCGAAATCCTGCGAGGCAGGCGCGGAGCCGATCAGCGGTACGTTGACGGTCGCGTTGCGCTCCGCCGCTTCGGCCGAAAAGTTGGTGCTGAAGCGCGACACGGGGCCGAGCTTTTTGACGAACGCCTTCAGCGCCCGCTGCGCCACCTTAACGTCTCGCAGATTGGTAAGTGTATTGGCCATAATAGGTTAGGCTGTGCTTTACTGTCAGCTGTCAGTCAGTTGAAAAAAGGGCCGGGGCGGGCATCGAACCCACTTCGCACGAATCGCGCGAACATCATCAGTACCCGGCAAATGGTTGGTGTTGAGCTGCTTGCAGAACGGAAACGGGAAGGTTAGCGCTACAGCGCGGCAAATTGGTCCGGCGTTAGCCGCGCCAGAAACGCCGACTGCGCTTTGGGATCCTTGATGGCCTTGAACTCGGCGCGCAGCGCCTCGATGTCCTGGCCTCCCACGCTCCGGGCGGAGACGCGCGCCGGCGTGCTGGTGCCGGTCTCGGCGACAATGCGGGCGGCTTCGCGATTGGCGCGGGCGGAAAGATCCTTGTCCCTCGCCTCCAGCTTGTTGTAAGCGGCGACGAGCTTGGCGTTTACGTCGGAGAGGCCGGCGACCTGCGACTTGAGAAGCGCGTTCTCGCTGGAAAGTGCCGCAATCCTGGACTTGGCCTTCGCGTCCGCCTCTTCGTCGTCCTCCTCGTCGTCGCCATCTTTCTTCTCCTCGTCGTCCTCGGCCGCTTTCTTGTCTGTCTCTTCCGCCTCGTCCTTTTCCTTCTCTTCGGCGGCTTCCTTCGCGGCAATTTCCGCAAGCTTATCGTTTGCGGCCTTCAGTTGTGCTTCGATCGTCATTGCCTTGGCGTTCGAGTCAATCGCCGGCCGCGCGCCCAGCACGCCCAGGCGCTCCAGCACTTCGGCGCGATCCTTCACCACCATGGCAAGGTTGCGCTCCTGCGCGCCGCGTCCGGAAAACGTCTGCCCTTCCAGCGCTTCGGCGGGAATTTGCCGGCCGCGCGCCAGCACCGCCGCGTCAAACTCGGCCGCAATCTCGTCGATGTCGCCCTGCAGGTGCGCGCGCTGCTCGTCGGTAAGGGAAGTGCCAGGCGCGCCGGCGCTCTTGTACTTGCCGGCCGCAAAGACTTCGACGCGGATGCCCCAGCTTTTGTACATTTCGGACCAATCGAGCACCGAAAGAATAACGCCGATGGAGCCGACGCGCGCGCTGGGCGTCATATAAATAGCGTCGCATTGCGAGGCGAGCCAGTACGCCGCCGAGCACATTTGCCCGGCGGTGAACGCGTAGACGTACTTCTGCCGCGTGGCGTCGGCAATGATTTGCGCCAGCTCCGGCGTGCCGTTCACCGTGCCGCCGGGCGAGTCGATATCGAGCAGGATGGCACGCACGTCCGCCCGCCCGGCGGCTTCCTTTACTGCGGCGCCGATGTCCTCCATCGACGCATCCGCCCACCACGACGCCGTGCGCGCCAGGGCGCCCATGATGGGAAACACCGCCACGCCATCAACTACCTCGTACAGAGGCGCTTGCGCATCGCCGGGCTTCTCTTCGTCCCATTCGTCCCAGGCGGAGAACGCCGCAATGGCTTGCAGCGCTTCCGGCGTAATCAGCCAGGGTTGACGGTCGAAGATGGCGCGGTGCTTCACGCATCGGCGCCGGAGTCAACGGGGCGTCATCTCTCCCCGCTGCCGGCCGCGCCGCCCGCCGCCGCCTCGGCAATCGCCGCCAGGTCGACACCTCCTCCCGAGGGACGCCAGAGCATATCCACGGGCACACGGTACTTCTCGGCCGTGTCGAGGATAAGGCGCGCGTCGGCGCCGCGCCGCTCCAGCTCCTCGCCAAAGTCGGCGCCGTTCTCCTCGTAGTGGTCGGAGATCGGCTTCAGCCCCACTTCCACGTCGGCGCGGTTTTGCTGGGCTTCGCGGCCGGCGTCCACGGTCACGCGGCGCGGGCAAACGCAGGCGATGCGGTGCCAGCCTTCCACCGGCTCCAGCTCGCCGGCGTCGATCGCGTCGCCGATGACATACGCCCACACTTGCTTGATAAGCCGTTGAATCAGAATCATTTGCCGGAACGAGAATCGCCGATCCGCCTTCGCCACCACAAGCCGGATGCCCGCGCCGGTGATCTCGCGCGTGTCGGCCGCAAACTCGTAGGGCAGCACGCCCATGCTGCCGTCCTGGCGAATGTGGCGCAGGAAGCCGGTGAAGGTGGGCGACGGGCGCGCGGAGACGAACGGCGTGGCGTCCTCCTCCGGTTGCAGCGAGATCCATTTGCCGCCCGTAATGCGTTGCAGCGCAGAGGGATCGCTCGGCACGCCCGGCTCGCCGGCGCCACCCGCCTGCGGCACGGAAAAGTCGCCGTCTTCCTTCAGCAGTTCGCGATGCGTCTTGAGCAGGAAGCTCTTGTCGGCGTGATCCTTCACCGCATGTTTCTCCAGCGCAAGCAGTTCCATCTCGTCGAGGATGTGATTGATGCTGTGCTGAAGCGACGGTGCGTTGCGCACCGCGCTGGCGCTCTCCGGCTCAAACACGTGAATCACGCTCTCCGCCGGCAAGTCGCGCGTCGTCCCGTCGTCCTCCACCACGCGGTAAAATGCCGGCGCGCCGTGCTCATCAAAGCCGATGCCGTCCACGGTGCCGTCATCAACTCCGGCCGCGCCCAGCACCGAGCCGCTACCGCCAATCCGGTGCGCCTCAAGCAGTTGCAGCGACGGCAGGCCGGCCGCGTCGCGCGTCTTGTGCACAAAATACTCGCCGTCCGTATCGATGCCCCGGCAAATCAACGCCTGGCACTCCTCGAAGGAGAAGCGCCGCGTCACCTCGCACCGCGCCGACCACCGCTTGAAATACCGCGCCGCCCGCGCGTTCCACCCCGCGTCCGCCGACTGCGCCTGCACGCGCAACCCGTCGCCCACCGAATAAATCGCCATGCTCCCCACCAGCTCCCGCGCAAACCCGGAGTTCTTCATGAGGTAGCGCGACCGCCGCACCAGCTCCGACCGCACCCCCGGCGTCAAATCCCGCCGAGCATCCCCCGGCCCCGCTCCCGGCACCTGCCCCCTTCGCGCCGAGTGGTTCGCACTCTCATACGCCGAGCCCCACCCCCACGCACGCGGCGTAAACGTCGGAAACCACGAGTGCATTGCTTGCTTCCAGGTCATGAGCGGGGAGAGAAAAAGTAAGGGCGGGCGAACGGAGTTGACGGAACCGATGTACTTTCGCAAGTACAACGAAGTGCAGACGACTGCACATCAAAGCTATTTCGGGAGGTAACCGCACACCGACGACGACGCAGCCACCGGCGCGGACGGATACGCCGCCGGCTGCAACTTGCGCAACGCATAAGCACACTCCTCGAGCACCTCCCGTACGGTCATCGGGAATTGCTTGGTAGTCGTCGTGCCAGTGTCCGTCCACGACATAACGGTCTTGCCCTCCAGCAGCATTTTCTTCGCTTGCTGTTGGATCTGGAGGATTTCGGAGATTGTGAAGCCGACTGTGAATATGCCCTGTGACGCCACATGGAAGCAGAAGAGTCAATCTATGATTCAGACAATACGAAATTCCTAACTCACGCTTAATGTTGCTCCCACACAAATAAGTGCTATAACGACAACACGAATGAAAAGTACTCAAGTTCAAGGCGTGTGGTGGGATCCAGGAGCCGCAGGCCAAATACCGTTGCTTGGAAGCTCTGAACTATCTGCATTATCCCCGGAAGAAGAGCTTGTTGCTGCTTTTTCAGCTACTAATGGAGTAGCAGAGTCTGCAATACAAGTAGAATCAAACAACCAAAGTGCGTCCCATGGAGCACTGGAAATAAGTGATTCAGAGATCACAATATCGTCGCTATGGGGCCCCCTTGCGAACAATATTAGAATTGATAGTATACGAGGTCCCAATCTAATTGTAGGAAATGCTATCTCAGGAGAATCGTACACTTGCTGTCATTCCATTTGCGTCGGCCAGACTAATCGCCCACTGCAGCATGTCTTCAGCAAGACGGTCGACCTAAATATTGAGCGAGTTTTTAGGGGGAGACGATTTACTTCTGAAAACGATATCCAATTCCGTAGAATGGAAGTTGTGTATTCTAATTTACATGCATGGACATACCATATGACTAGGGTTTACATACCTTCTAACAGCGAGAATGCCTATAATATAGTCCATCGCGTAAATCCTGAGTGGGTATCGAATCTGACTAATGGATTCGTAATTGCGAGCCGCCATTCTGCTACTGTAAAGCAAACTACGAGCAATCCAATGATTGCATTCTCTCACCTTGATGGCATATCTATAAAGCATACTGATCTAAAATCGCTTGAAGAATTTGAATCCGTTGAGTACACATTTAGGACGTTAGTTAATTTCCTTGGAGAGTGCTATATTAGTATAGATACGTGCAATTTTCACGAGCTGGTAGAGGGAGTCTCTCCTTTTGATCCCTCTGTAGAATACTGGAGTCGAAAATATATACTTCAGTCAAGGTTATCTTATGATCCCACTACTAATCCGGTTCAATATTCATCAATATCAACTACTTTTCAAAACATTGTGGAACGATGGTTTGAATTACAAAGCTCGCTCGAACCTATTGTAAACTTGTATTTACAATCTCAAGAAAATAGTTATTTAGACAACTCTTTTATAACCCTTATGCAGGCTCTTGAATCTTACCACCGAACATTTCATGACGGAATCTACATAGAACAAGATCATTATGATAGCGAAACATATCCAAGGCTTACAAACGCAATTCCACAAACTTTACCAGACCCTCTCAGGCAAAAGCTTCGCAACACTTTAAGATACGCTAACGAATATTCACTACGCAGACGACTAACCGATTTAGCTATACTACTACCCAATCACCAAGTTTTCTCTCGATTCTCAACCGCACGCGCTAGTGCCTTCATTGGAGAAACCGTCGATACTCGCAATGCCATAACCCATCAGCTCTCGACAGATCGTCTTACAGGAGCAAGATTGTACAATGCGATTGCACATTGGAGAGAGGCCCTATTTGCCCTAATACTTGAACAGCTAGGTTTTAATGAAAGCGCCATCGTACAAGCTACCATACGCTTGAATTCTGTTCGTGGCTCAACTATTTCCTAAGTTAATGTCGTGTTTACACTACTTGATTGCCTGGATCCACTCCCACCACCTTCACCATCAGCGCCGCCGCCGTCTGCATAACTTCGCAGTCAAAGAAGTGATTCGGCCTATTCCCAATCTGCTTCCAGATCCACTTGCCTTTGTCCTTCACGCGCCACTCGGAGTCCAGCGACGCCACATATTCCTCCGGCGCGTCGTCGGGGATTTCCCAGGCGCCGCCTCTCCGTAGCCTGGCGAGGCAGTCTTTGACGTTGAGGTTGGAGAAGCGGTGCATGCGGCAGGTGCGGCGTTCGACGCTGATGCGGTTGCAGGAGCTGTAGAAGCGCTCGACGGTGCGGGCGGCCTGGCCGTTGCCGGCGGGGATGCGGTGCGGGAAGGTGGGGCGCGGGTCGCCGATGAGGGCGGTCCAGCCGCGCAGGCTGCATTGGCGGTAGGTCTCGAAGGAGTTGTAGTTGGCGTCGACGAACACCAGGCCGGCGTGGATGCCGAAGCGCTTTTGCACGCGGTCGATGTCCTCCCACACGTTGATGCGCTCGGCCCACAGCTTGCGCGAGGCGCCTGCGGCGGACCACGAGCGCACCACGCAATAGAAGTGGTCCATCTGCACGTCGACGGTGAGCACGCGCACGGGCACGCGCGGCGCGGCGGCGGCGCCTCCCTCGGCCGGCGGCGGCGGGAGCGGGGCGGCGATGATGCGGCCGGCGCGGTCGAGGGCGGCTTCATCGTCCCACAGCTCGCCCATGCGGTAGCCGCTGCGCACGATCTCGATCTTGAAGTCTTCGAGGTAGTCTTTCCACGGCAGCGCTAAGCGCTTCTGGTAGAACTTCTTAAGCTCGGTGGTATCGCCCTTGCGCGCGGCGGTTTTGGCGCGCAGGTACATCTCGGCCAGCTTGCCCCAGCTCATCGTGGCCAGGGCGTTCCAGTGAAAGCCAACGTTCTCCCGCGCGGCGGTGGGATTTTGCGCGACGAACGCCCCGGTGGCGGCGAGGCGCCGACGCGTCTCGTCGGTGTCCTCCAGGTAGGCGTTGCACGATTCGTTCTCGCACCGCAACGCCGTGCTGGCGCGGATCTTCGCAAAGTCGTACTGCTCGTCAGCGTCCTTGCAATCCTTGCTCCACTCGATGTTCTCCCACTTGTACGCCTGGCGGTGGGCGCAGTGCGGGCACGCGAAGGTCCATTCGCGCTGGTCGGTTTCCCGAAACTTGCGGTCGGTATCGTCGTCTTCCTCGCCGGCCTGCGAGGCGAAAATGCATTTGCCCAGCCAGCCAAACGCCGTCACGCGCGCCTCCGCCTCGGCCATGTGGCCGGCCGGCCAGCGCCACGTCTCGTCGCCAATCAGCCAGCGGATGGAGCGCCGCTGCAGATTCGTCTTGTTGTTGGCGCCTAAGATCCACAGCGTCATGCCGTTATCAAAGACGATGCTGGCGTTTTTGCGCTTGTGCCGGTTGCGGCCGGCGGGCATCAGTCGCGCCACGGGCGGGCAATGATCGTACAGCGGCTGCAGCCGGCCTTCGCTCTGGTCCTTCGCCTCGTCGTCGGTTTGAGAAAGCCACAGCATCGGCCCCGGCTGATTGGCCACGATGTAGCTGGCGACAATCTCCAGCCCCAGCGATTTGCTGGATTGCACCGGCGCCACAATGGAAACGATGCGCTTGCGCGGATCTATCATCGCCGCAAAGACTTCGCGGAGGTGCGGCGAGTTGCCGACGCGGAACGGGCCGGGATTCGGAGAGTACGGGATGGCCGTGATGTGCTCCTCGGCCCACTGCTCCACAGGCCGGCGGTCCGGCGGTTGCCAAGCGTCGCGCACAATCGCGTCGAGGACGTCGGCCGTGGTGCGCGTAGTGCGCGGCGCGGCGGCGACGGGAGCGCGAAGGCGGAGGGAAGTAGTTGAGGCTAAGGCTATTGAAGCGGTTGCCATGGCTCAGTCGGAAATTTCCTTTGCGGCGCCGTCGCCTCCGTGGAGGACGGCCAGCACACCGTCGATTGCTCGGCGGCACTCGGACTGAATGCCCACCGCGTCGAGGCCGGAGAGGATCGGCGGCAGCTCGTTCTCGAACCGAGCGCGCAGCTGTTCCGTCGCCTTGCCAATGGCGCGCATCCAGGCGGCGCGCACCTCCGCCAGCGGCACGTACTCGCCCTTGCGAATTGCCACTTTCAGCTCCCGTTCCTCAACTTCCGCCAGCAACTTGCGCGCCTTCAGCGCCTCCTCGTTGCCGGCGGAAGTAACGCGCGCCTTCAACCCGCGCGTGCGCACAAACTCGCGCCACTCCGCCATGGACCACGTGCCATTGCTTTGCGGCCGGGGCGCGCCAGGCAGCTTTTGCCAGGAGCAAAGCGTCCGCCGCGTCACGCCAAGAATCGCCGCCAGCTCCACCAGGTTCTTCGCAAACGCCGTGCTGTCGGTGCTGCCCGCCGCCCGCGACTCCACGCACGCCCGCTCGGCAACCGTCAACGGCTTGCCCTCCTGTACTTTACGGACAATATTCTTGAAGTCGGCAGCCAGGATCTTTTCGGCCGCGTCGGCCGGCAATGCGGGTGTCGTCGTCATGGTGCAGCGTACAGGTGAAGAATGGAGAAAGCGTGTGATACAAATTTGGCGAGTTAAAGGTGCAGTCGCCGGCGAATCAGGTCCTCAAAGTCGGCCTTGTCCTCGCAGCCGTCCTCGCTCTTGGCCTCCCGCTTCCAGGCGGCAAACCGCGCTGCGTCGACACGGCAGCGGAACTCGCCAACGGCAACTGTCACGTCGTCGGTGTCGGACTCTCCGCCGGCGTCCGACGCATCGTCGCAGGACTCATCAGCAAGCAAGTCCGCAAGATCATCGTCACTAAAGCCGGCCAGCACGGCGTCCAGCCCATCCGCCTTCAGCTCGCCCACAATCCGCCCCAGCTCCGCGTTGTCGACAACAGCCAGCTCCGCCAGCCGGTTGTCCGCCACCAGCACGGCCAGCTCGTCGCTGTCGCTCGCAAAATCCTGCGTATCAACAGGAACAATCCGCAACCCAAGCCGCTGCGCCGCCATCAACCGCCCATGCCCCGCCACAATGCAACCGGACCGCCGGGACACTGTAATCGGATGACGCCACCCGAAATGCTGGATATTGCGCGCCAACATCTCAATCTGCCCCTCCGGATGCGTATTGGGATTACGAGGATTCGCCCGCAACTCCTCCACCGGCACCAGCTTCTCATGCTGACACCACACCTGCACCCCATCCGCCAGCGCCTTCGCCGTAGCGATGCCCGTCGCGATGCCCATCGCCTCCTCGCTGCTCATCGCCCCGCCTCCGCCCGCCGCCTGGCGATCTCCGCCGCCGGAATCGGAGCGTGATACCGCACTTCCGTAATTCCCTGGCGCTCACCATCCGCCGTAAACACCTCCACCCGCTGGCCAACCGCATTGCCGCCCGCGTCAAAGATGTAGTCCGGCTCCTCACGCGGAACCACCCGAGCCAACACCAACACGTCAACCGCCCGCCCCCCAATAACAAGGGTCGCCGGCACCTCCGAATACAACGTCAAATCAATCGCGCAACTCATATGCGCCAGGCAGGAAGTCAATGGGAAATTTCCCACCCCACTTCCTACCCTGCAAAGCGCCACTTTCAGAGACAAAACCGCCGCAAACCGCCCCTAAAAAAGTGGGAAATGGAAAAAATACACCTCTCACGCGAAAACGAGGAGGGTCGCTTTACCCTAGCACCAGAGGAGAAATGGAAAAGATTCCTTAATAGGCCTCGAAAAGACTGTAGGTCAGGAAATGCTGTGGCACACTATATAATGACATCAGAGTCTGGAAAATTGGCTAGCTTAGCAATAACTCTCTCCATACTCCATTTAGGATCAATGCAAAAGCCATCTAAAGGGGATTTTTCCATACATTGACTTTTTAGTAGCTTAGAAAAATGTGGGATATCAGCCTCTGGACAAAGGCAAATTATCTTTCCGGGAAGTTCAAAGTTTCCTATATGCCTCCATTCTCGTTCCCACCAAAACTCCTTTCTAGTTCCGCCACAACTCGTAGTATCGCCCATGTGCTCGATGTAGGGAAAAACCTTCTCTAGCGCACGAAATTCCGTGGGGTTTGTTATGAATTTAGCCGCAAGCGTATCGAAATTTTTAGTTAACCAATCGTGACCGATAGTCATGTCTAAATACCAAACAGGATTGACACCTCTTCGCCTGGCTATCTTCTTTGTAATTACAATCCCATAGGGTTCAAAATGAAACGTTCTATTCTCAATATTCTCAGAAAGTAAATGAGCGTACTCCAACGGAGTCTCTGTAAAACAAACGACTTTTTGATTTGTTACTGCCTCTGGGTTGCTTGCCGCTCTAGATTTAAGGTGTCCATATACGTTGCGAGCTTCAATAAATCTAGATTCAATTATTTTCGTAAGATTATCCTGTGCTGACATTTCGCCGTTAGCGCGAGTAAGATGAACTAAAAAGGTGCTAAGGTCTGATCGACGGTTCAAGATATCATGTAATTCCATAGAATTCTATTTGCTACTAATCAAGTTAGAAAGTGCATCGCGTAGCATTAAACATACGTTGTCATCATGATTATTTAATATCGCTTTCCCGTCTTCCCTCAATGAAAATCTAATTCGCTCCCCATGAAGATCTCCAATAACGTCGAGTTTGTCAATGAAGCTCGATTTGGAGCCAGCTAACAATTCAAAAAAACTTCTTACATCAACAGTACCTGTTATTTGCACTTTTGCGCTTACATTCTCAGCTAGGCTTATCCTCGAGAATTGAGCATTTTTCACGCAGATATTGTTAAGGCCTTCGGCGTACTCAAGCCAGCTTGAAGGAGATACAGACACTGGCGTAATGACACTTCCAAGGCCAAGAATATTTGCTATTTGATTTATTGCCGGAGCGATAGACCTAGGAGCATTAAGAATCTCAATCTCCGGCGAATCTACAAAAAATTTGAAATCCGTAATTATATACTCAATAGTATCAGTACTATACTCAGTTCCCAACGGATCAATCAACTGAATTTTGCGTTGAAAGCGCTCAACATATTGCCCCTGAACGAATGAACTGGTTACCCTTTTAGTTATGAATCCAGAGCTTGCCCCAAGCGTATATTCGTCATCGTACATACCTTCCGTTATTCGTTCGAGAGGCTTCTGCACGTTACACTTCACGTTTAACCATCGAATACGCGAACTCATAATGGTCCTTCAATTTTTGGTAGGGTAATACTCTTATGGATGACATCTAAGGCTGAATAAGCCGCTTCTACGATGAGATCATGAAGTCGATTCTTCTGGTCTAAGGATATTTGCTTTTTGAGTCCAGTGTACTTGTCCCCGTCAAACTCCCGTATTCCCCTGATATGGTAAGCAAATCCAATGCCATTTTCTGGATCCTTGAACAGGGCTTCCAGTTCATAAATGTTTCCATTGCCATCTATTTCGCGAGCCTCCCAAACTATTCGATATATTGCAAATCCATCATCGGATATTTGTTTGAACTGCGGCGTTGACAAAAGTGCTCCACCAGATAGAGCCATTCGCTTTACAGCATTCCGCATTTTGTCTTCAGCTTCTTGCTTCTCATCCTCATCCTCACTATCAGTGTTATCAGATGAAATCCTATTAAGCTTAAGATCTAGCACATCCCTCCTCTTAAATCCCTTTAGACTGTCTATTATTATTATAAAAAACTCTGTTCGCTTTTCAGGATGTATTACCCCTGAAAGTTCAATTCTTGTTTGCCTGGGCTTTTCTTGTCCTTCAGGTACTGGAATCGTCGAAAAAATCTTGTCAACAATAGCCTCACCTCTGGAATTCTGCGGATATCGAACCTCGAAGCCTTTGGCGGACTTATTAATTAGAATCTCCATTTCCTTATGGAGCCGTTGTATAGTTCTAGTCGACGTAGGATCAACTTCGCTATATATAACTTGAATATATATGCCACCATCCTTTCTATTAATTATATACGCTTCATTATCAAGTGTGCCTCGTAAATCTCGCACATCAAAAACAGCTTTCTCAACCTCATCTAAATCTACTGAGGTATCAAATTTGCAGGTTGTGAGTTTTTCGCCTTTATCGGGAGACTCGATCGCCTTTAGTAGCCCCTGCAGTTCCCTCCAGGACAAAGGGAGTAATGAGAGAAAATCAATTAATGATTCCTTGCTTAATTCACTCGATAGGACTATACCTCGCTCGAGTGCCAAATTGAGTAGCCGCTTTGATGTAAAGCCACTCGCAGCAAAGAGATCAGAAATATCTTTGTCATCTGCGTAAAAATCGGCAGGGTATTCGTAGCGTGGCATTATCGTGGATCCATTCCGAGCTCGGTAGTAGAGAAATTAGCTTGCTGGCAAATAACTTTTTCAAGCGTGATTTTTTTGAGGCGAGAGTCGATATCTTTATAACCAAAGTACTTTTGACAATACTGCTCTTTTGCCGTTTCAAAGTAACTCGTAGCTTCATTAACAGCGAACGGTGCGCGGATTAGGATCGTTGACTTATCACCAACTAATTGAAAGCGGAAAAAGTAGTCCAAAAGAAATTTGAGCTCATCAGAGGATGAGCATTCACCTCTATAGTAGACGATGTATCCAGGTTGATCTACTTTGTCCTCCTGTGGAGAATACTTAATAATTTGCCACGGCATCTTCAACATTTCCGCGCTGGCTGACTGTAGCTCTTTATGTGTAACCCTAAGTTTTACCAAATCTGGAAGGTAGAACCTGCAGTACTCTAAATCTGGCAATCGGCTTTCTTGCCTAAGAATTGCCATATCTGTAGCAATACTAAGTAGATATCGTATTTCTTCTGGTCCGAATATGAAAAGGCGAAATCCGGCTTTTACCTTAATCAAAGATGAAGTTATTGATAGCAATAGAGATTTAAAATCTTTGTCATATTCTTGATCGTGATTGTAAATAAATAGCATTCCATAAACTTTGCTATTTAATTGAGTGTCTTGATATAGTTTTTGCCAATCCGGACTCTTATTTGCACACTCTGTTGCCATGGCCAAACTAATCAATGCATTCTCAACAGCTTCCTTTGTGATCGTCGCTTTGGCATAACTTTTGAGGTCAGTATTGAGGTAAACTCGGCCGCTATCCTTTGGAAACGGAGACTCATAGTAGAACACAACGTCGCTCGGATGCGTTTTCTTCTTGTGTGCTTTCGTACAGCACGGCCAATCCGCATCTTTGTGTGGCCGACGTTCCCAACCGAATTGCCGAAATATCTGACTCGACACCCTGTTTGCCATTTCAGCGATTCTTGCTTGAAGTTCTGCCATACCCAATACTGTCATTTAGGATGTGGGTAAGCAAATAGTTTTTAATGGTAATATGTATTTTGTGCGGCAGGTATCACGATGCTTCCCACCCATCTTACGTCTACTCTCTCAACTCGCACAGAATCTCATACGTCGCCACAATCGGCTTAAGCTGCTCCATCCAAACATCTTGCGTGGCCGGCGGCAGATCCTCTACGCGCTCCTTCTTGAGCAAGCTGGCGAGGCTCTCCATCTCCCTCAGAATCTGCGAGCGGCGGGAGCCGTCGTCGCGGCCTTCGACGGGCTCTTCGGTGCGGTAGGCCAGGCGGATGGCCATGCGTAGTTCGCTCACGCTCCAGCCTTTCTTTTCGGCTTCGTCGAGCCAGTTGTCTTGCTCGGCGGGGTCGGGGATGTTGGCGACGATCTGGTGGTGGGTGAAGCTTAGGCTGTACTTTCGCCGGTACAACGGGATGGCCTCGCACACGGATTTGTAGTTGCGAAGCGTCTGGTAGCTGAGGTGCGACAGCTCTTCGGCCAGGTGGTAGAGCGCGGGACCGTCGTCGATGTGCATGCGCGCGTTGCGGCCGGCACGGGTGGCGGACTGCGAGGCGAAGGCGAGCCAGTCGCCCCAATACCAGGGCAGGGACCGCTGCACGCCAGCGATCAGCGATCCCACCTCGCGAAACTGCTCTTCCGTAATCGACTCGGGGAAGTCGATGCCGATCATGCTGGCGTCAACGTGGGGCAGCATCAGGGCGTTAGGCTGCGATTGCGACGGTTTCGGCGACGACAGGGCAGGTGCGAGGGCCATGCTGGCGCTCGTGAGTCAACGCGAACTTCCTGCACGCCGCCTCGCTACGCTGCAGCGAAGGCAATCCCAGCGCCTTGCGGCATTGCACAACACCGTGGCTGAACGCCTGTTTGCTAATGCCATAGCGCTTCGCCATATCCACTTCCGTAAGGCCAAGCGCGACATCTTTGCCAATAGCAAAGTAGATCTCGTAAACAGCGCGGCGCGGATCGCTTTGGCTATTGATGTAATGCAGCAAGCGCGATAGCGCCTGGATAAAGCGCTTGTTCTCTTCCGGCTTCTCCGCTCGCTCCTCGGGCTCTATATCGTCGACAGGATGGTGTTGATAGCTTGCGTGTTTTGAGTTTGCGATGTCATCAGTGATGGGCATGAACTACGACGCTTCGTAGTTGCAGACGCCGCGTCAATAAATATTTTATTAAACTCGCATTCTTCCAACAGGTAGAGCTCTTGCAATACGGAAAGCTGCGCCGGCTTTGTGGCTTCCAGCCATTGCCAAGCGCCTGCGCAAAGCATCTTTGCTCTGTATGAAGCGGAGAACGCCATGGACTTACCCATGAAGGGAATGGACATAGGCTCGCCCGTTACGTTCCAGGTGACGTCCGAAAGCAGCGTCATCAAGGCGGGCATCCAGTCGGGATCGGGCAGGCGGTCGCCTTGCCAGGGGCGGCCGAAGCCGCGCGCGGTGGGTGGGGTGGCGATTTCGATCTCCTCGCTTTCGTCGCGGTGGTCGCAGGTGAGGCGGGCGTAGAACGCGGGGTCGAGGTGCTCGCGTAGCCAGGTGAGCGTGCAGTTGGTGACGATGAACGTGGGGAGGAGGTTGGCGGTGCGGTGGAAGATGATGTCGCGGGCGGTGCTGTAGCTGGCATCGGCCATGTCTTTGGCGGTGGCGGCGAACTCGTCGAGCACCAGCACGGGCGTGGCCTGGTATTTATCGACGACGGCCGCTTTGCCGTCGCCGGAGTCGATGGCGCGCAGCACGGCGGTGGTGAGGCCGGCGTGGGTGACGTAGTGGGCGTGTCCGCCGGCGGCGCGCAGCCGGGCGTACACGGCGTTGCAGACTTCGTGCGTCTTGCCGGTGCCGGTCGGGCCGTGCACCAGCGCCAAGGGGCGGCTGGGCCAGGCTATGCGCGGGTGGGCGAGGCTGGGCCAGAAGCGGCGGGGAACGTCGTGGAAGGTGCCGGCGGTGGAAGTGCTTGTGGTCGTCATGGTTGCGGAGTTGAGGTGCGGTGCGTGGACAGGAAACGTGGACAAAATGGACAATCGTGGACTGGCGTGGATCGCCGTGGACTGAGCGGCTTAGCGGATCAGCGCGGCTGGGCTGGAGCCCATGAAACGCCGCGCAATACGTCTTTCTGTCCTTTGGGGAAGGGCTTGGAAGGCATCAGAATGCCTGCCTGTTGCGACGCGGTGCGCTCGGGGCTTGCGGTGCTTCGCTGGGCTGGGCGTGTTGCGGCTTCAAGCTGCCGACTCCGATGGGTCTTCCATTGCTGCGATTTGCCGCTCGCTCCGCTACTGCGCTGCGCTCCTTGCTCCAGCGTGCCGTCACGTAAGCGAGCCAGTTGGTGATTGGCCTCCCCACTGCATCCACCCAGCTTGTGCCTTCGTGCTGATGCCAGACCGTCGAGATAAAATCTCGAGGTATGCCGGCGATTCCGGCGGCAGCGATCGCATCTTCGACTGTTCGCGGTAGCGCAGGCGCGCTCGCGCCCCCACACTCTCTCTGTCTTTCCATTCCATTCCCTTCCATCGACACTTTTCCGCCACGGGGTGCGGGAATGTCGCAGGAAGGTGCGGGAATGCCGCATGCGGGTGCGACATCGGAATGCTTAAGCTCGCAATCGCTTGATTTGGAAGATGTTGCATCGCCTTCGCTGAGGGCTTCCCCCTCCGCTAATGTCTGGACTTCCTCCAGCCATCCGATCGAAATCAATCGTGGCAACGCTTCTTCAAAAATCTTGCGTGGCGCTCGGGTGACGCGCGCCAAACTGGCAGCATCGTACGGCGCTGCATCATGGCGCAGGCCGGTGCGGGAATCTCGCAGCAAGGTGCCGCGTTCCTGACACTTGGATGCGACCTGCAAGATCAGCACCCAAGCGCCAAAGTGCGCAAGGCCATTAGGATGGTCAAGCAGCTCTGTATATCCGTCTCCATCGTGTTTATTTGGCACCGGAAGCCATTCGAGTCGTTTCAGATCGCGAGTCCGATTGTTCTCGAAATTATCGTTCCAATCACGAACACGATAGATCATACCTGATCTCCTTCTTTCTCCTCAGTAATATATTCGTTTTCAGTTCCAATATCATTATAGGCTCTTTCGAGCATCTTTAACAAGATTGGGTAGTTCTGAGGAAGAACCTTAATTATGGAAGGATAATCATTTTCCTCATCTTGTCTAATGTGGATGTATCCGTCCTTAGCGTATGCGTCTACAGGCTTTTGTTCTGGAATTGAGTACATAATTTACCTTTTCAGGATTGGATGTAAGCGGCAAATTCGCGCCTCGCGCATGGGCATGGACCAATTGCGGCGGAGAATGCGCAGGCCGGTCTCGGCGCTGGCGCGGGTGGGATAGTGGCGGGCTTCGGGCAGGGTGGAGCAAAAGCCGAGGCTGCGGTGACTGCGGGCGATCCAGCGGCCGGGGGCGACTTGGATAACCCAGGGGCGGGCGGCGGTGGCGCGGGAAGGGGCGGCGGCTTTTCGATTCATTGCAGTTCGTCCAGCACGACTACGGTTTTTTCCTCGGCCTCCGTGGCGACTTGGATTTGCTCGACCGGCTCGATGCGGCAGAGCGCCGGCGCGTCATTAGGTAGCAGGCCAGCGTAGCGAAGGCTGTCGATATGGTACTTGGCGCAAGCGTTGTCCTGATCGAGCAGGCGGCGGCGGTGGGAGATGATTCGGACGCGGTAGCGCTGGCAACCGACTGGCGCTCTGCCGATAGCGCCTCGAGCACGCTGCGCTGGATGTCGCGCTTGATGCGCTCGCGCTCCCACGGGTTTGCCGCGAACAGCGCGTTGAGGCTGGGCACCGGCGCCGCAACTTCCAGCGTCAGGCGCCAGGCCGACGAGCTGGGGGGCGTCGGCGCTGGCGTCGGCGCTGGCGGCGGCGGGGCGGCGGAGGGCGACGGCACGGTTTATTCCGCCCTCCACATTTGCATGTGCCACTCGCGCGGCTTGTCCTCCAGGCGGACGATGCGCATCTTGCACCAGCGGGCGCGCACCGGGTTGAAGTGCGACCACTCTATAGTGTATCCGCGCGGGATCCAGCCGGCGAAGGAAAGCGTGCACCAGACGTGCGTCGGGAGTACGCAGCTCCATTTGTCCCAGGGGCGGTCGCGCGGCGAGCCGTGGGCGTCATCGACGGTGTGCCAGCGCCCCAACTTTGGGGCGTCTGGCGTGGCGGTGGCGATGGTGGTCGCCATGGTTAGAAGCCCCCGTCGTTGAAGGGCGAGCTTTCTTCCTGCCTGGCAGCTCCGGCGGGCGCCGGGCGCTGATACTGCTGGGCGGGACGCGACGGCGCAGGTGCCGCGCCGGCATTCTGGCGCGCGTAGCCGGTGGGCGCCGCAGCCGGGCGGGCGGGAGGCGCCGAGGTGCCGGCGCGATTGATGAGCATGCCGCGCCAGGTGTCCGGCAAAGGCTGGTCGGCAGTCGGGACGAGGAACGCCTGCACTTCGGCGTAGCCGTTTTTGATCTTCGTGCGGGCGCGCAACACGAGGCCGGTCAACTCGCTCGGGTAGATGCTGACGTGCTCGCCCTTCTTTAGCGGTTGGCCACAGGCGGCGCGGAACTGGTCGATGCGCCAGATCGCCTTTTCCGTAAACCAAAGGGTGTCAGACACTTTCAGCTCCGAGTTCTCCTCGGTCAGCGTCATGCGGATGATCGGCGTGCCATCCACGTCGCGCTCTTCGGCGGCGGTAATCATGAAAACGTACTCGCCGGGTTGCAGCGGCTTAAAGTTCTCGGCTTCTCCTGTAGAATAGTAGCTGGGCATGTTGGGTTGTGTATGTTGGTTGGTTCTGACAATTGCAGGCTAAGCGGTAAGGCTTTGGCCTTTTTGCTTTTGCGAGGTTTGACACGGCAGAGGCGCTTAAAGCCTTTGCCCTGATGGGTGATTGCGGGCGGAAATTCTTTGTCGGGAAAGACTTGCGCATAGAGCTTCTTGAAGCTGGCAACCGGCATTCCGCCGTAGGCAGTAATGATCCGATCGGCGCCTATGGATGAAGCCCATCGCACAACCTCCTCCGCCGGAACGTAGGACGGCGACGAGCCGTTTTGCAGTTCGAAGCCGGGAACGGGCCGGCCGTCCAGCAGCTCCGCGCGAACGAATGCCTCCGCGCGGCCGGCGATATCTTCCATCGCCTTGAAGGCGAAGAGGAACCGCCCGGCGGCAAGTGGATCGCTCGTCACGCTTTCCGAAGTCAATGGGCCGGCGCCGGCCGGCAAGTGCGGGACATCCTCCGCCGGCATCAGCTCCACGGCGGCTTCGACTGCTGGCGCTGCGGCGGCGGCCAGGGCCGGGCAGGTGCCGGCCAGGGCACAGCGGCCGCAAATCTCGCCGGCAACAAGCCCTTCGCGCTTCTCCACCGCCGCCGCCCGCGCGGCAAGCACGTCGCGGGCGATGGCGGCGGCTTCGACGTAGGTCAGCGTCCATTCCTCATGGCGCTGGCATTCCGAATAGAGCAGGTGCAGCGTCAGCTCGCTGCGCATCTCAAAATCCATGACGGCCAGAGCATAGCCGGCAAGCTGCGCTCGGTAGCCGTCGTCAAAGTAGCCGGTTTTGAGATCCCACACGTGGCCATCGGCGGTCACGTCGGCGTAGCCGAAGTACTTCGGAGCGTAGTCCGGCATTTTCAGCTGCACTTCGACGCGCAGGTTGCACGGGGCGGAACGCATGATTTCGCCCGCCGCCCACTCGGCCTGCTCCCAAAGGTCGCACGCGTCCTCGCCGGAGTCCTGCACAGGCTCGCCGGTCAGGGCGGCTTCAAGCATCCGATGCGCCCGGTTACCGCGCTCCAGCCGGGCGCGCGACGCTTCGTCCTCGTCGCGCAGCTTCTCAAAGCCGGGGCACTTCACCCACTTCGTCCAGTTGGAGGGCGAGAGCGGGTGGTGCGGGCGGGGATCCGACGGCGCCTTAGCCACAGGCGTCCTCCTTCGCGGCGAGCTCGTCGTGCCAGGCGCTTACGCGCTGGCGGAAGCCCTCGGGATCGGTCACGACACGCTGGAGATAGTCCGGCTTGATCTCCATAAGGTCGCGCATCTCCTTGCCTTTAGGCAACTTACCGGTGCCCACCAGGTAACGAGTGCCGGCTTCCTGCCACGCGCGGTCCAGTGCGGCGTCAAGCCGCTCAAGCACACTTAGCTCTCCAGTCGGGGCGGTGGCCGGGGCCGGAGATGATGCGGGCGCGGGCGTAGCCTCGGCGGGAGGCGCGGAAGGTGCGGGCTCCGCTTTCGGAGCGGTCGCCACGATAGGCGCGATCGACTCCCAGCACCACGGCAGAACCGGCGCCAGGCCGTGCCGATTCTTCGCGTCGTGCCTCGGATCGTGATCCGTGTAGAGCATGCGCGTTTTGCCGGTGCCGTTGCGAACCTGGCCTTTGCCGTCCTTCTTATCGATCGACAAATCCCAATCGCCAAACAGCACCGCGTCGGCCCACTCCTGCACGATGGAACTGCTGTGCTTGCTCAATTTCAGCGCGTGCCGATCGTACGCCAGCTGGCCGGGCGGCGAGTACGGCTTAGGGTGCGTGTGCGCCAGCAACACCACGTGCATCCCCGCATCGCGCGCCTTTTGCAGCGTAACGGTAAGGAAGCTGGTCATCTTGTCGGACAACACGCCGTAGCCTTCGCCGTACCCTTTGCCGATCTTGGCAAGCGCCGTAACATTCTCCTCCGCAAGGATATGCTTGATCAGGCGGGCTTCCACCCAGTCAATCGTATCCAGCACCAGCGTGCGAAACTCGCGCGCCGCAATCGCTTCCGCAATACCGCGCTCGATATCCAGCCAGCACTTCACCTCCACGCGGGCGACGTCCAACTGACCGCTTCCGTCCTCCGCGTCAATGATCACCGGCGACGGAAACCAGGTGGCAAGTGTCGTCTTGCCAAAGCCTTGCGGCGCGTAAATAACGATGCGCTGCGGCGCCCCGTGCTTAACTCCTCGTGTAATAGCCATGGTGTGTAACTAGCTGCGATGGTGAATGTTACGTTTGTCCTGCTCGGTCATGATGTCCTCGGCGCGCGGCGGCTCCGGCTCGATCCACAGGTTCAGTGACTTCAGCAGCTCCCGCGTGCGGCCGACCGCCGACGCGCCGGGGAGCGAGCACGCCATGGCAATCATCGTTTCCTGCGGTAACCAGGCTTGCGACCGCCGGCGCTCCGCCATCCGCTCGACCAGCCTCCCGGCGTCCGTCGCCGGAAACTCCGCAACCAGCGGCCCCAGCGCCAGCCGGATAAAGCCCGGTCCCTCCGCATACGTGGCGGTCAGATCCAGCTTGTGCGGCCGGCGCATCTCCTTCAGCGCCAGGTACAAAGCGCGGGGCGTTGCCATCGGAGGACGCGCGGCCGGCCGGCGCCGGGGAGCCTCCCCCGACGCGCCCGGTACATCGTCGCGATGAACAGCGGCCGGCGAGCTTTCGCGGGAGAAGGTGCGCATGGGCGGAATCGGGGCGGCGGCGAAACAAGGTGTCGCCATCACTGCCCCGCCTCCGTATCAAATGCTTCCACCTCAGCCTTTTGCGCCAGCTTCACGTCGTACAGCGCCGAGAGCACGCGGTCGCGCGGCGTCTCGCCCGTCTCGGCGTAAACCTGCCAGCCGTCGTTAATCAGAATCACGTCGGGCAACACCTTCAGCAGCGCCCGCCCTTCATCCGTCACAAAGTCGGCCGGCGAGAACTCCCTGGCGTCCCGAAAGCCACAATGCCCCAGCGCGCAGCCGCAGCCGTCGCCATCCACAAACTTGCCGGCAATCCACTTGTCCGCCGGAATCGCCTCAAACTTGGCGATAAAATGATCTACATCAAAAGCAGTGTCAGACATATATCAATAAGGGCACTCCGCCCCGTTAATGATTTCACACTTCAACACGGAGTCTCTTCGCTCAAAGAGCCTCCCCTTCCTGCAATTCTCATGCGCAGTAACCACGCGAATATTGCCAACCTGATAACCAAGAGAGTTGTCAATCCGGTCGATGTGCAACGCGTTGCTGTCCCAACCTTTACGCTCCAGATACTCCGTGCCGTAAATGGCCTGCCCAAACTCCTTAAGCGTAAGCAAGAACGCAATCCGCCGCTTTACTGCTGATGTCTTAAGCGTTAAATATGCAGCCTTAAGCGGATACTTCGCACGCCATATACGTAAAGCGCACTTGTTGCACAGCTTCCCTTTCTTCTTCCCTCTCTTGTTACGACAAAACGCCGTTACACAAAGAGAGGATGACTTCACCTCGCCGCCCTTTGCGCAATCTCCTCGCCCAACTCGTCGCTGCCCTCAATCTCCGCAAAGTCGGCGGAGTCCGCCGGCACCACCAGCGGCCGGGCGGATCCAGCCGGATGCATGTCGGCCTCGCTCAGCCGCCACTCGTACCCAGGGCCGTCCGGCACGCCCCGCTCCTCCCATATCTCCACCACGCCCGTCACACGGACCGGCATCATTATCGTAAGGTCGAATGAAATCCGCTCCGGCGCCCGCTCCCGCTGCGGACCGGTCGCATGCCGACGCACGCCATCCTCAACGATGGCGCGCAAATTCCTGTGATTGACAGGAACGGGTAGTGTTGCTGTATTCTGCTGTTGCATTCGTTAGTCAGTTGGAGCCTTCGCCGTTGCAGCGGTGAGGGCTCTTTTTTCGTGCTGCGGGATTCGGGATGTCCTCCCGCTCCCATGGGTTGGTAAGTTGGTGCGACTTAGCACCGAGAAGGGCGCGCATTTCGGCCATCTGCGCCTGCATAACTGCGATCACATCTTCCAGCCGGCGAATCCGAGCAAGTGCGCCGGAGAGCGTCATTTCCGGGTCGATGGCCATGCGTTAGGAGGGCATTGCGTATCGCTCGAAATGGGCAACCGTTCGGGAGTTCTTGATGAACGAATTGATGTCGTCGCGGGTGAAGTAGAACTTGCCGCGACCGCCGTAGCGGACGTACGAGATCTCACCGGCGGTGATGAGCTTCCGCAAAACTGTGACTCCGAGGCGGAGTAATTCCGCCGCTTCCTGAATGTCGTAGATGGATTTGCCGGTCGCGGGCACGTAATCGGGAGGAGGTTGTTTGGTTCTGGCCATTGTGGGATCGATGGGTGGTTATCACCTCGGGCGCTAAATATCGGCTTTAGGGTGGTTATCACCTGCGGCAAAAAAATGGTTCAGCTCTTCCTGAGACATTTTCTCCAAAGTCTGAAGGCCGAGGCTTAATGCAGCTTCGGCAACGCGAGACTTCGACGTCTTCTCGCCCACTTCTTTCTGCTGCGAGGTCACGCGCTCGATCTTCTTGGTGACTTCGCGCGACACGCTCACGCCAAGGAATGCTTTCTCAATCTTCATTTTGGTCTTTGTCGTCTAATTTCGGGAAGGGAGTCCCCTTGAGTTCATGCTCGTTCAGTCCCAGCAGAAGCGCCTTCTGGCCGATCTCGGACAGGTCTTTGCCTGTTCTCTTGGCAAGCTCGGCCACGCGGCGCTTGAGATCTTTGGACACCCAAAGCCCCAACAGGGCTTTATCCGGGTGGCGTTGATTTGGCATGGAGGTGATAATCACCTATTCGGTTCTTTTCCGCAAGAGATTTTTTTAAAATCCTTGCCGACTCCTCGGCAAGATACTCATCAACATTCTCTAAAATGAATAAAGACAGGGACTTAGGGTCAACGTTCATTCGATTGGCAGCCTCGTGAATCAGGTGAGGGATTTCCATTAATGATCGGTTAAGCTTGCGCTGGACTGCTGGCCAGTAACTTGCCCTGCCAGACAGGCAGATCCACTTCCCTTAGAACAGGCCGGGATCTCGCTACGCCCCGATTGCTGCCGGGGCCGCCGGTTGCGCGATTAATGGCGATATGATCACCTGTGTTCACATGGTCTGCAAGGCAAATATTGTGAGCCATGCGTAAGTCGCAGAGTCGCAGGAGAATAAATCGTTATTCACAATTTCCTGACCATTATACACTTATGCCGAGTAGAAATTTCTACAGGGACCGCAAATGTCCCACCCCTTATGGTATTGCATCATGGTGATCAGCGCCGCTTCTTGGGTAGGATCTTCCAGTAAGATTGTGCGACATTCGCGGGCACGGCTCGTCGGTAGTGCTTGCGTATCACAGATTCCGAGTTTCCCATAATCTCGGCAAGCTCCGAGCGGCTGTGATGGATCGGCAACCAGTACGATGCGAAGGTATGGCGCAGACAATCGGGTGGCCACTCGGGGCCTTGCTCCTTGATGATTTCGCCCTGTTCACTGCGCTCTTCGACGTTTTTACCGTCGATACAGTAGCCGAGGGACGCGCGAAGCCCTTCCCAGGCATTGCGGAAGTAGCCGGGCACAGGGCCAATGACGGGACCGGATTTGCCCTTTGCAAGCGGAGTAAGCCAGGCGAGAAGCGTGTCGTTAATAGGGACGTATCGCGTCTCGCGCGTTTTGCTGGTGGCGGCGAGCACACGGATTTGGCGCGTCTTGAGGAACACGTTGCTCCAATCCAGCGCTTGCGCCTCATAGGGGCGAAGGCCGGCAAATAGGCTGATCACCAGATAGGGCAGGGCAAGGGGAAAGTCGCTTGCAGCCTTTATGAGAGAGTGGGCCTCTTCGACAGAGAGCACGACAACCTCCTCATCGGGAATTCTGACCTTAATGCCGGCGGCGGGATTGTGATCGATCCAGCCTTTGTTGCGCGCAAAGTTGAAGAACGTACCCAGCTTGACGCGGTAATTGTTGCGCGTGCGCGGGCCTTTTTCGACGCTGCCCAGGAACGTCTCGACATGCTGCCGGTTGACGGCACGGACGTTGATATTGCCAAACGCGTTGGCAAAAATTTTCCGCATCGATTTAGTCTCGCGGAGTGTCGCGTCCGAAATATCTTTGCGCTTGTGCTCCTCTTCGCGAACCGTAAGCCACTCCTTTAGGCAAAACTGCATGAGATGGCTTTCCTCGCGAAGGCGCGCGTCTTCCATCGAGGCAATGTAATACGCCGTGGCATCGCGGAGCGTCTTGCCCCATACGGCGAGCTTTTCATGGCACTCGATCGCCATCGCTCGGAGCTGAGGAGGCATCGTGACGGCAGCAGTGCCTTGCTCCAGCTTAGTCTTGGCAAGCGCATTTGCCCGCCGGATCGCCTCAATCTCAGACTTGCAGATTTCACGGCGACCAGATGGCCTGGCGTCGACTTGCCAGCGAAGATTGCCATTAAGGACGATCTTCACTATTTTGGGCCACTCTTCCCTGACGACATTCGACTTCCTGGCGGGTTTCAT